ACTACGCATAGTAATACGACCTCCTAAATTTTGATAATCAGTAGGGCTAAGTGTGTTCCAGCTTGGCATATTAGCACTTGAAACATCACCAGCGTAATATTCAAATCCTAAATTATCCAAGGTAACTTCTAATACACCAGTTGCTGGTATGTAAGCCGTATTAATTACCAAACCTGCTCCAAATTGGCCGTAAAATACTTGGTGCGTTTGGCTTGATCCACCAGTAGGGTTTAATAATTTATCGGTATAATTGCTGTAAATAGTATAGGTACTGCTGGATGTAGTCCACGCCGTACCATCCCAATAATAAACTGTTCCGGTCGCAATAGCAGTAACGGTAATTGTTACATCTAATTTACATCGTATTCTACTGCGCCAAGTATTACCAGATACGCCACCATAACCAAAAGCATCGGTGCTATTAGGTGCAATATTGATGCGCTCTAAAACATTAGTAAAATTAAACTCAAAAAAGAATGCTTGGCTTATTTGACCAGTACCAACAGCAGCATTAAAAAATTGAGCAGAAAAAAGACCAAATACGCGATTAGCGGAATTACTAACGCTGCTGGCATCTAATTCTAAAAGATTGTTGTAATCACTTGAAAATGTGCGTTGCTCTACTTCTACTCTACGTAAAGCTGGCAAATAAGTAAAATTATTACCCGATCTTCTTGCTTTATTAGATGTTTGATCTATTAAAGTAAAAGTGCTGGCATTGGTATAGGTTGAACTCGTTAAAGCCTTGGTATAGGTCATCCTTTTAGTTGTAGCACCTTGCCTAAGTAATATTTGCTCAAAATACCACGCTCCATCTGCTTGGTAAATTCTGCTAACAAACAAATAACCCAACTGCTCTAATACTTCTTTCTTGCTTAAATATTCAATATCTAAAACGGCTGGGCCGTAAAGGCCGTTAAATAATTCTGCTTTTTGGCGTTCTTGTACATCTCTAAAACCCCTAACATCAATAATTAAATCCGCTAATGGATCGGTAGATGCGCTATAAGTTTGGTCTGTTTCCCAAAAATCAACCGAAGTAACTAAATAAGCATCGCTTGTTCCCCATAGTTCTTTCGGCAAAGCATCTTCTAAGCAAGTGCCTAATATTGTGATAAAAGGAGTATTAGCCGGATAACCAGCACCGCCAGCAGAACTATTAACTTCGTCATAGTCAATATTCTTTAATTTGGCTAATCCATCAGTTGCTGTGATTTGTACCACATTTGGCTTCGGGCTGTCTTGCTCATATATTTCATCTTGTAAAATAACACCCCTCCAAAATGGCGTATAATTACCTGGTGTCAATGCCTTTTCTATTAATACATAAAAGTCTGTTTGTTGCTTTTGTACTATATCATAAATCAAAGTATCAATAGCAGATGAATTATTTATTATGTATATCTCGGCAGCAGAAGGCGATAATGGATTGGCAATGTCATCAGCAACTGGTCGATAATTTAAAATAAAACCTTCGCCTTGGGCTATCGGTTCTAATGTGGTGCTGGTATATCCTTCTTCTTTTATGGTAATTCTAAAATCCTCATTCAAACGATTTCTAAATTCCCATTGCGCCCTATTGCCTAATGCCATAATTGAATAGTTTATCTACCTGTTTGCCGGCTTAATCCTTGTTGGCTTCTGGCATTGCTAATTAATATATCTTGACCTAATAACCTGCCACCAACTGCTACGGTTGCGCCCATCATTCCAAGTTTATTATTAGGCATAATGCTTCCCGATCTACCAGGCATAAATAACTCTGGGCCTCGCTCGCCAACAAGATAGGCCTGACCAAAATTTACTGGCCCTCCGCTGGCTCGCCCTTCCAGTCCTCCAGAAAAACCTAAAATAGTTTTAAAAGCACCTTTAAAAGTAGCAGAACCAGGATTTATAATATTCATAATAACGGCCAAAATAGCAGCTTGTGCAACTACTGCAATTAACTGCTGTAATATTCCTTTTAAAGTATCAAGCATTATTTGTCCAAAGTTCTTCATATTAACCATAGCGGAAGCAAAAGCATTGCCCAAAGTACCGCTAATAGTTGAGGCTAATTGAAATACGGCTTCTCTGTTTTGCTGTAACTTTTCTAATAACCCTTTATTTGCTTCTGTAAAAGCATTTGCTGAAGCAATAGCGGAATCTATTTCATCTTCATAATCCCTTCCGGCATCTATATCTGTGCCATCAGTTGTTTCTCTTTGATCTGGAGAAAGACTAAAGGATATTGCAGCCCTCGTCGCTCCTCGCAAGTCGTATATTGCTTTTAGTCTTTTTTCTAAATTAGCCAATTCATCCTCGGTTAAATTGGCCATTTTACCCATATCACGCATAGCCTCTAACTGCTCTAACGTGGCATCGGTAAAATCTCTTACTTTTTCTTCAACTTCTTCTGTTTCCTCTGGTACTTTGCCATATAAATCTTCCATAGATTTTTGGAAGTTGAATATAGCTGGTGTTGCATCTTGCTCTAATACCGTAGTGCCTTTTTGTACTTCAGCAATCCAATCCTTTTGGGTTTTTTCTAATTTTCTTTGTTCTTCAGCAAGTTTTATTTGTGCATCAGTAAAACCATATAATGCAATGTTTAATTTTTCATAATTAGATATTGTTTCGCCAGTTGAATTTTCTAATAATTTAAATACTTGATTAGTTTTTTTACCATCATTGGTAAATAAATCCAATGCAACATTAAAATTTTTTAATTTAGTATCTAAGTCTGTAAAAAGTTGTAAAACACCATTTAAATTGGCTATCATATCAGTAGACCAATCCATTAAATCCATTAGTGGCCCACTTGTTCCAGATCCTATTGTATTATAAAGATTATCTAAGGCATCTCCTAAATTAGAAAACTTACCTCCTAAAGTTTGACTAATCTTAGAATTAGCACCTTGCACCCCCTCCAACTCTCCTAATCCTAAGATGTATTGTTGTATAGATTCACTAGTAAAATCAACTTGAGTCTGAATACCCTTAAAAGTAAACGTAACTTGATCGCCAGACTTCTGCGCCCTAATACCAAACTCTTTAAGCCGTTCAAATTCGCCTGTCTGAGCATCAATAATCGCTTCGGTAAGTTGGTCAAAGCTTTTGCCTGTTGAACTGGCAACATCGCCCATCAACCGCATTTGCTCCATTGTCGGTTGAAACCCCTGGTTAGCTAACTTTACAAATGAGTTAGTTAGTTCGCGTACTGAAAAAGGCGTCTCGGCGGCAAAGTTCTTAATATCATTCATTGCCATATTAGCTTTAGACTGTGAGCCTAAAGTATTAGACAATACCGCACCCATCTTTTGAAATTCGGCAGTAACTCTAAAAATCTCCTTGCCGACATTCATTATAGCACTCGCCGCAAAGGTAGCCGCTAATACGCCGCCGATTTTTTTACCCCACTTTTGCCAAGTAGATTCTGTTTTTTTGGCAGTAGAACGCATTTTGCGATCCATTTCATTTAAGGCACGATCAAGCTTATCCAGCTTTGCGCCTATCTCCACATTCAACTCGCCAACAGTCATAGCCATATCTAAGTATTTTTATCTATTTGGTTGGTCATTGTGTTTGCCTCAATTTCCAAATTTTATCAGCTATGCGCCGTTCTTCATTCGTTATTGGCTTATATTCTCTCGCTGGCCTTTCGTCAATCTCTGGAATCTTCCAGCTATCAAATACTTTTCTGCCAGCCATAGAAGCAGCTATGTTTCTATGCCACGCCTCCTGCCTTGCCATACGCATTAAATAACCTTTGGCTATATAATGGTACTCCTCCCACGTTAAACCCCTTAAGTCGCTACGCCGTAAGCCTACCTCTGCCGCAAAGGTTAAAAGGTTGGGGATTGTTATCCTACGGCCGTCACCTTTCCCTCGCCTTCCTCAACAGGTACGTTACTGGCCTTAACGTAAACATCCATAGCCTCAGCCATAATCTGCTTAGTTAATTCAGGATCATTGTTCAATTCATTAAACAACTCGCGATAACTAAGCGGAAATGATGGCTCTGCCGTCTTTAACGCAACGTGGCAAAAATGAACAAGGTTTCGCATTGCCGTAGTGCTAATGCGCTCATCCTCCTTACCATTCATGCCAAATAAAACCCGCAAATCATTTACCTCATCAAGGTATTTAAATCCGCAAGCTTCGATAAATTCAATAGTAGCCAAGGCATCCCAGGCCACATTGTAGCTTTTGTTTTTGATCTTTATCATATGTAATTATTAAGTAACTACTTGCTTAGTGGTAGCACCAGTACGCTGGATACTCAAGCTAAAAGTAGCCGCATCATTCTTAGGTCCACTCAAGCTAAAAGCTGAATAACGACCAGTAAATGACCATTGCGTGCCACCGGAAGTAAGCTGCCCAAAAAGAACGGTTACAGTACTACCTGAAGCCCAATCATCGTAAGCATCTGTTGCTCCTTCGTTAGTGTCTGAAGGATCCCATTTACCCTCAACACTAAATGTTTGGTCGCGCTCACCGCTCAAATATTCTTTATCACCACCACTATCTTTAGTGGTAATGTCAATCATATCTGCTGAGGCTTCCATGTCTGCCTGTACGGTACCTTTAAGCTGGTTGCCGTTGGCACTAATTAGAATTACATCACCATTTAAAACTGCCATTTGATCTACTATTTAAAATTTACAATTCTTCTACTTCTATTCTAAACCTTAAAATGCGCCGGGTTACCTGCTCAACATCCTCAAGCGAGTAATCCTTGATATCATTTTCAAGGTAAAAGAACGTACAATTGAAATTGGGGGATAGTGAAGGAACGGCCGTTATCGTAGGCTTCAATGCCTGCTTAACCTGGTTACAAATATTATCTAACTTTACATTGCTGCTTCCATCGTGTTGCAGCCTTGTAATTACCTGGATATTAATATATCCATTCTGCATAAACCTATCTTTTGCGCTACTTTCGCTAAGGTTTAAATCAGCGAGGTAAATATAATCATTTTGCGCTGATTGTGGCACAAGTTCAAAAACAGGTATTGTCTGCCCTTGATATGTGATGTTCCCATTTAGGGAACTAAACAGCGCACTATACAGCACATTGCTTACGTCTTTCATCAATCAATATTTTACATTGTTCGGGCATCCTTTCTAATTGCTCCTTATAGCTTGTGTCCACGCACCAAGGGGTAACTATCTTATCATAAGCCCAAATGTTTACAGGGCTTTTTATATCCCACATTAAAGGCACATCTTCGCTTTGCAAATGTAACGCTTTTAAAGGCGCATAGCTTGTAATCTTCGTGTTGCTTAACATATCCAACCCTCTATCGCCACCAGACCATAAATAACCATCAAAATGATCTACTATATCTCGGCTTACCATTCTACCTGGTCCACAAACGCCGGCAATGCTATTAGGCGGTATTGTAAAGTTCTTTGCTCTTTGCGTGCTATAATCTACAATGCAAATAGCATCCGTTCCAAAGTAAGGCGTTTCTTTTTGTATCTCTGGTAGGTAATAAGCAAATAACTCTGGACCAATAACATCATCGCTGCCGAGAATCATTATGTAATCCCAATCCAGAGCAAGCGCATCTTTAAGACCTCGGCTAAATTTTAAACCTACCGGATTATTTGGCTTTTGACTATGGTAGATATTGCGCTGATCTAAAAACTTAACATCTTCATCTTCGGATGCCGTTATAAAGATGTCCATTTCTATATCGTGCTTCCAATGCTCTTTACAAGCATTAAACCCAGCAAGCATAATATCTACTATTTCTTGCCGGCCTTGCATACAAGTGTACCAAAGTATTTTAGGCTTTTTCATCGTGGTCTAAATGGTTTTTTTCTGTTCTTAACTATCTTCAGTATTTCAGCTTTCATTCTTTTGCTGTTGCGTTCAAAGGCTGGCATTAGGTATGGCTGCGCTCTTTGTCTGCTTGTTCCAAATTCTACAAAGGAAGCATAGTTGGCATTGTGGCCTATCTCAGCACCTAATCTATTGCGCTTATGGTTTACATATGCAGACTTTTTAAGGTTTCCTGTTCTATAGGGTGCTGCTGCTATACTTTCTGCTCTTATCTCCTGTGCAGTATAGGTTATTTCGTCCTGTATCTGGTTTTTGATATGCTCACCGTACTTATCAATATTTTTAAGCAATCGCCGTAAACTGGATTGATCTATCTGTGCCTTTAACTGCGCCATCAGTTTAAATTAATTTCATCCTCATCCCAAGGCGTAAAGTTTATCTCGTAATCCTCGCTGCTATCCTCAAAACACGAAGGGCATAAGCATAAATCTACAATGCGTTGCTCTGGCGTGTGCTTCTGCCACCAATAGTAAACCAGCAAATGACATTTGCCATAAATAACTTCCTCGCACTCATCGCATACATCCATTTGGCTTACATCTTCCTCCCAGCAATATTCTACTTTGCCTATGATGTCGCTGGCTGCCATGCTACC